TTGGCAGCACTCGGCACGTTCTTGGCTGTCAACACATATAAAACCGGCTTTGAATTTGGACGAGTCATCGGTCATTGTGAGATGGCGTGCTCTGTCTTAGGAGCAGATTTTTCGGGATTTGAATATGAGGGAGCGTGCCAGTGCGAACAAGCGGGCGGCTTCATTCTTAATATCCCCATTGATCATAGTTTTTTTGATTAATTCCTTGACAACGTTACAAGGTTATGTTATATTAGATCTTAGTAAAGCGAGATATTTATCGCTTTAACTCTAGGCAAAAGCCACAAATAAGGAGAAATAAAAAATGGCAATTGATATTGATAAAATGAAGCAGCGCAAGGCTGCACTAGATGGTAGAGGAGGTAACCGCGATACGTTCTGGCGTCCACAAGACGGCGAACAATGTATTCGTATTGTTCCTACCTCTGATGGAGATCCCTTTAAGGATTTCTGGTTCCACTATAATGTGGGCAATAATCCTGGCTTCCTAAGCCCGAAGAAGAACTTCGGTGAAGGTGATCCGTTGGATGATTTTGTTCGGAAGCTTTTTAACGAAGGCACCGAAGAGAGCATCAAGATGGCGAAGTCTCTAATGGCTCGTCAACGGTTCTTCTCGCCCGTTCTTGTGCGAGGTGAAGAAGAGAAGGGTGTTCGTATTTGGGGATATGGCAAGATGGTATATGAGCAGTTGCTCAATCTTGTTCTTAATCCTGAATATGGCGATATTACCGATACTGAAACGGGAACGGATCTCGTCCTTCATTATGGTAAGCCACAAGGCGCTAGCTTCCCACAAACGAAGCTTACCCCTCGTCGCCGCTCCTCTGTGTTATGTGATGATGCAGTCGGCGGTGATGATCGATGCGCGGAATTGCTCGAAAGCATTCCCGAATTCGATACGCTCTTTGAGCGTAAAACACCAGAAGATGTAGGCACATTACTGGACGCCTTCCTTCTCGGTGAAGAAAGCACCAGCGAGGAGACTGATTCTACAACCCCTCCTCCTTCAACTGACACAGTTTCTTCTGTTGACGCTGCTTTCAACGAACTCATGGGAGCGTAATCCCACGTCCACAGGGAGGCACAGGGTTATCAGGTGCCTCACCCCTTTTTACTCAATGGAGAATAAATGAGAATGGCGAGATCTAAAAGCACCAAAGCAGGTAAATTAAGTTTAGCAGATATGCGTGCTTTAATCAACAAAAAAGCTGGTATCAATGTAGCCCACAATTTAACAGAAGAGAACCCAACGCAAGTGAAGGACTGGATTCCGACTGGCTCTCGTTGGCTTGACTCTATTATCTGCCGGGGGAAGCTTTCAGGCATTCCTATGGGCAAGATTGTAGAAATTGCAGGTCTGGAGGCAACTGGTAAAAGTTATATGGCAGCACAAGTTGCAGCCAATGCACAAAAGATGGGAATTGATGTAATTTATTTTGATTCAGAGTCTGCCATCGATCCAGCCTTTCTTGAACGAGCGGGCTGTGATCTCCATACTTTACTTTATGTCCAGGCGGCATCTGTTGAGTTTGTTTTGGAGTCAATTGAAGATCTTTTAGCAAATAATAATAATCGAATGCTGTTCATTTGGGACTCGCTCGCGCTAACTCCTGCTGTGTCAGATGTTGAAGGTGATTTCAATCCTCAATCATCGATGGCAATGAAAGCAAGAATTCTTGCCAAGGGAATGTCCAAGTTGACTGTTCCGATTGCCAACTCACAATCTACTTTCCTGGTTCTGAATCAGTTGAAGACGAATATCACTCGTTCGCCCTCTGAAGCTATGACTACTCCATATGTAACTCCTGGTGGAAAGGCGATGATTTATGCCTACTCTTTGCGAATCTGGTTAACCGGTCGCAAGGCAAAGGCAAGCTTTGTAACTGATGATAAGGGATTTAGAATCGGATCCGAAGTGAAAGTAAAACTTGAAAAATCACGTTTTGGAACACAAGGTCGCCAATGTAACTTTAAGATATTATGGGGCGATGAAATTGGTATTCAAGATGAGGAATCTTGGTTTGACGCAATCAAAGGTTCAGAACATCTTAAGCAATCCGGTGCGTGGTATACTCTTGTATATGCTGATGGCACTGAGCAGAAGTTTCAACCTTCTAAGTGGAAAGATATGATCCAAGAAGAAAAGTTTAAAGAAAGGATCATTGAACTGATTGATGAAGAGATTATCATGAAGTTTGATAAACGAGAAGGAAATGCTTCAGATTATTATGACGAAGAAGAGGGAGAATGATGTCAGAAGAAAAACAAAATAAAGTTTGGAAACGTTCCGGTATCTTTGATACATATGAAGAAGCCACAGAGAGAAAAGATTCTCTTATTTCTGGTGACAAATCGGCGGATCTTCTTGCAGGAAGATCCGATCTTCTTGTCAAGATTAAAAGATATGGCAAAGGGGGTAATAAGTTCCAAGTTAAATATTGGCATCCAGATTTTGTAAAACCTACATCTAAAAATAAGAATAGAAGGAAGAAGAAAAATGATTAAGACAATTTTGTTTACAATGGCTTTTGCCTTGATGGGCTGCTCGGCTCATACACACCCACCGCCCCAGCCTGCACCGGCTCCTGCAAAGCCCCCAGCGGCTCGGCATCACGCTCCACACCACAACGCGCACCAGCCTGTTAGAGTTAAGGCGTGGGTATGGGTTGAAGCACACCAAGATGCGAGGGGAACTTTCCATCACGGATATTGGGAAATACGCACGATTCCTCGATACATGATTAATCGAAATCCCCACACTCACGTTAGATATATAAAGGGTCGCGGAAGACCTACCCCTCCCCCCCGCAGATATCGTTAAAAACTGCTTGACACCCTGCTTTTAATATGTTATATTAACATAGTCAGAGCAAGGAGAGGCATGGGTAAAAAAAGAATAAAATTGAGAGTAGGGGATTTGCTTGTTAAGTATGACAATGGTATTCCTGAACAAGCAATTTTGCACAAAAAACAATCTCCATATTATAGCGAGGAAAAAGAAAGAGATATTCCCGCGATGTGGGAAGTAATTGGCTGGGGATACCAATACCACAAGGTTCTTGATAGCTTTCTGAAGCACCAAATTGAAAGAGAGCTAATTGAATATTACCCGGCAAAGAAATGAAACGATTACTTATTATTGATGCTCTTAATATGTATTTTAGGGCTTACATTGTAGACCCTAGTATGTCTACCAATGGGCAACCCATCGGCGGCGTAAAGGGATTCCTAAAAATCCTACAGAAGCTTGTCCGTGAAACCAAGCCAGATGAAATAGTAATTTGCTGGGATGGCGAGGGCGGAAGTCAAAAGCGAAAAGCAAAAAACAAGGGATATAAAGAAGGCAGAAAGCCCATTCGTTTAAATCGAGATATTCGCAACCTCTCTGAAAACGAAGAGATCGCAAATAAGATCTGGCAGCAGACAAGGCTAGCAGAATATCTTAATGAACTCCCGATTATCCAACTAGTGTTGCCCGCTGTTGAGGCAGATGATATTATTAGCGTTGTTGCACAGCACCCGCTTTATGATGGATGGCAAAAGGTTATCGTTTCATCGGACAAAGACTTCTTTCAATTATGCGATAATGAAACAGTTGTGTTCCGCCCCATTCAAAAAGAAGTAATCAACCAGAAAGCACTAGTAGAACAATACGGTATTCATCCAAAGAACTTTGCTCTTGCTAGAGCTATCGTAGGCGACAAGTCCGACAACCTCAAGGGTGTTGGTGGAGTTGGGCTTCCCACCGTCAGCAAGAGGTTTCCTTTTTTATCTGAAAACATGTCATTTAGTATTGACAGCGTTGTGATTCACGCACAGGAAAACCAAGGCACAATCAAAGCATATGCTAGCGTGGTTGAGCACCAGGATCTTATTGAAGAAAATTATCGCCTCATGCAACTCTACACTCCGTCCTTAAGTGTCCAGGGTAGGCAAAAGATTGATTTTGCTCTTGAGAATTTTGAGCCAGAGCTTGCAAAAACTAATGCCAAAGCGATGATGATTGAGGATGGCTTTGGAGCAGTAAACTTTACAGATTTATTCGCAGCGATGAACAAGATTGTTGCTGATTCTAAGTTGTAAAACTATTTATAGCATGCAATTATTTAAACAGTGGGCAAAGACATTTAAGGATACAGAAAACGTTACTCCAACTTCTGAAATGCTTGTTGGAAATTTCAAAACGTTTCTATTGGAAGATGTCGAACCCGGCTCAATAGACTTGTCAAGCTTTGAAATGCATGATGAGCTTGATAAAGATTTTTGGAATCAGCCAGATGATAATTTAGATCCTGAAATTCAGGAAAAATTAATGATTATCGCAAACGATTTTTATAACTCTCTTGAGGTGGGCGATGTTCCATATGAGGATGTTACCTTTACGGGCTCTTTAGCAGCATATAATTATTCCCGTTTCTCCGATGTGGATCTGCACATCTTGCTCGACTTCAGAGACGTAGATGATAAAACAGATCTTGTGCGAGAATATTTCAACGCAATGAAAGCGTTGTGGAATCGCCTCCACGATATTAGAATTAAAGGGTATGAAGTTGAAATCTATGTTCAAGATGTGAACGATCCACATGAAGCACAAGGACTATATTCAGTTCTGAATGACGAGTGGGTCAAGAAACCAACTCTTGACAAAAAGGATTTTGATAGAGACAATATTAAAAAGAAAGCGGCATCCTTAATGGATCAGGTTGATCGTGTAGACAGATTAATTGATGATGGCAAGTTTGAAGAAGCAGAAAAATACGCAGACAAGCTAAAAGAAAAAATTAGAAAGATGCGAAAAAGCGGCTTGGAAACAATAGGAGCGTATTCAGTTGAAAATCTTGCCTTCAAGGTGTTAAGAAGAACTGACTATCTCGAAAAGCTATCAAACGCCAAGCGCAAAGCATATGATTCAATGCTTTCGCTTAAACAATAACACTTGACTTGTTTCTATAAACAGGTTATAATATAAGATAATATATGAGGGAAAATTGAACTCGCAAGAGCAAGTTAGTTTTAGTCGTTATGGCAAGACTTTCCAAGAAGGTCTTGCCGCTCTTATTCTTGAAGATCGGGCATTTTGTGATCAAATTCGGGAGGTTCTTGAAACTGAATACTTTGAACTTAAATATTTACAGGTTTTCGTTGATAAGATTTTTGCTTACAAGGAAAGCTACAATGTTCATCCAACTTCGAAAATACTTACCACTATTCTCCGAATAGAATTAGATGACGAGACGGATGCGGTAAAGAAACAGACAAGAGACTTTTTCGCAAGGATCTATAATGCCGAAATCAAAGATGCTGAGTTTGTAAAGAATACGGCACTTGACTTTTGCCGCAAGCAGGTTCTTAAATCTGCGATGATACAATCTGTTTCGCTTCTTAAGTCGTCTTCTTTTGATGAAATTGCTAAAGTTATTAATGACGCTCTAAAACTAGGAAACGATTCAAATTTTGGATATGATTATATTCAAGATTTTGAGAAAAGATTTGAGGTCAAAGCCAGAGATCCGATTGCAACCGGATGGGATGAGATCGACACACTCCTCCAGGGTGGACTTGGAAACGGAGAACTGGGCGTAGTTATTGCTCCCACCGGAGCAGGCAAATCAATGGCTCTAGTGCACTTAGGCACCCAAGCCATAAAAGCGGGCAAGACGGTTGTGCATTATACCCTGGAACTTCAAGACACAAGTATCGGCATTAGATATGATAGTTGTATAACTGGTGTCAGTCTTTCAGAGTTACATTCTTTTAAAGAAATGATTTATGAAAAGGTTCAGGAAATTGAGGGAAAACTAATTATTAAAGAGTACCCCACAAAGTCCGCCACAACTCAGACAATCAAGACTCATCTTGAAAAATTAAAACAAAAAGATATAAAAGTCGATATGATTCTGGTAGACTATGGAGACTTGCTCAAACCCATTATTGCGACAAGAGAAAAGAGGCACGACTTGGAATCTATTTATGAGGAGTTGCGAGCTACTGCACAAGAACATAAATGCCCAGTATGGACTGCCTCTCAAACTAATAGGTCGGGGCTGAATGCTGAAGTTATTACGATGGAGTCTATCTCTGAGGCATATAGTAAGTGCTTTGTTGCAGATTTTATCTTTTCTGTGTCTAGAACTATCGATGACAAGAACAACGATACGGGACGGCTGTTTGTGGCAAAGAATAGATTTGGACCAGATGGTATTATCTATCCTGCCAAAATGGATTTGTCAAGAGTCAAAATTGGCATATTGCCGTCAACGGGGGAAACCATTGGAGAGGTTCAGATAAATGCTGCAAAGCAACAATCTGAAAAATTAAAAGAAAAATATAAGAAATATAAGGAAGGGCGATAGGTTGGCAAATGATATAGAAAGTGCAGCCAGCAAATATTTTAACGGGGATCAGCTTGCGGCAAATGTATGGCTTACAAAATATGCCCTTAAAGATAGTGGTGGAAACATTGTTGAAGATACACCTGATGACATGCATCACCGCTTGGCATCTGAATTCGCCCGCATAGAAGAGCAGTTTGGGGGCACAAGTGCCCTATCTGAACAAGAGATTTATGAGCTTTTAAAAGACTTTAAATATATTGTTCCTCAAGGCTCTCCAATGATGGGCATTGGCAACAACTATGTTAACGTCTCTCTCTCAAATTGTGTGGTCGTAGATTCTCCTGATGACAACATATCCTCAATCATTGATTCGGGAAAATATCTCGCCAACCTTTTTAAACGCCGCTGCGGTGTCGGTCTTGACATCAGCAACTTGCGACCCGAAGGAACAATAGTAAACAATTCAGCAGGCACCACTACAGGCGCATGGTCATTTGCAGATTTTTATTCTTATGTGTGCCGTATGATTGGACAAAATGGTCGCCGTGGGGCGCTTATGATCACAATGGATGTACGCCACCCTGATATCGAAAAATTTGTGACAATGAAACACAATCTAACCAAAGTCACTGGTGCAAATGTTTCGGTAAAAATAAGCGACGACTTCATGGAAGCAGTAGAGAACAACGAAGAGTTCGTTTTACACTTCCCAGTTGGAAGCGAGGCACCCACCATAAGCGCTCCAGTTAATGCAAAAGAATTGTGGGATAAAATTGTTGAATCTGCTACGAAGACAGCAGAGCCAGGGCTTTTAATGTGGGGGAACATTGAAAAGTATCTTCCAGCCCAGGCATATGCTGACGATGGGTTCAAAACAATATGCACCAATCCCTGTGGAGAGATTCCTCTCTCAGCATATGATTCTTGTCGTCTGATTTCTGTGAATCTAAAAAGTTTTGTAGATCGAAAGTTCCAAAAAAATACGGAGTTCAATTTTTCCAGATTTTCGAAAACTGTTGCCATAGCAATGAGGCTATCTGATGACCTAGTAGAGCTTGAAATAGAGAAGCTTGATAATATTATTTCTTGCTGTGACACAAAAGATGAAAAAGCACTCTGGAAACGCCTTAAGACGGCATGCGTTAACGGAAGGCGAACCGGCTTAGGCACACACGGCTTGGCAGATGCTCTCGCGTGCCTTAATCTAGCCTATGACTCTAAAGAGGCAATTGCAATGATTGATAAGATTTATGAAACTTTGAAAATTGCCGCTTATACAGAAAGCGTTCGCCTATCCGAAGAACGGGGCTCTTTTCCAGTGTTTAATTGGGACAAGGAAAAAGACAATGAATTTATTAAATTATTGCCCCCCGAATTACAATTATTAATAGCCCAGCACGGAAGACGAAATATATCTATTCTTACGAATGCGCCAACTGGCTCCGTTTCAATTATGTCACAAACCAGTTCTGGCATTGAGCCAGTATTTAGAAATTCGTATACTCGTCGCCGCAAACTTTCACACAACGAAGAGCACATAGAGGCAGACTTTGTTGATGACCTAGGCGACAGATGGAGCGAATACAAGGTATTTCACCACAATATTAGACAATACCTCAATTTGATGGAGACGGATGAGGTTCCCAACTTTTTTACCGAATCGGATCAAATTGATTGGGAAAACAGGGTTCGTATTCAGGCGGTAATTCAAAAACATATTGACCACTCTATTAGTTCCACTATTAATTTGCCAAAAGACACCTCCCCTGAAGTCGTTGGTGCTCTCTATCAATTAGGTTGGAAATCGGGCTTAAAAGGGATTACGGTTTATGTTGATGGCTCTCGTTCTGGCGTTTTGGTATCTGAAGAGGAGAAAAACCTTTTTCCACAAAATACTGCTACCGTCCGCCCCAAAGAACTGCCTTGCAATATTCACCACACAACCATTCAAGGTGAAAAGTGGATAATTTTGGTTGGACTTCTGGACGATAAACCATATGAAGTTATGGGTGGCTTGTCCAACTTGATAGAAATCCCACAAAAACACACAGAGGGTATTCTGATTAAACACCCAAGAAAAACAATAAATTCTATTTACGATCTTATGGTGGGAACAAATGGAGACGAAATAAGAGTAAGAGACATTGTAAAAGTTTTTGACAATCCAAACAATTCAGCATTTACACGGCTGATTAGTCTTTCTCTTCGCCACGGTGCAAACATTCAGTATGCTGTGGAGCAGATGCAAAAAGATCGAGATAGTGATATGTTCAGTTTTGCCAAGTGTGTTGCGAGAGTTCTTAAAAATTACATTAAGGATGGAACAGAGGCAACAGACAAAGAGTGCCCTTCTTGTGGGGTGGGAGATGGACTTATTTATATTGAGGGCTGTCTAACCTGTAAAAGCTGTGGATATGCAAAATGCGGATAAAGGAGAAAAATGTTACAACCATTTAACAGACACATATTAATCATGCCAGAGCATGTTGAGAAAGAAAAAATAAAAGAACAAACTACCATTCTTTTACCAGACGATTACGCCAAGGTTGAAGGAAGATACTGCGCTGCGACTGTATTTGATTGGGCACCCGACTGTCGCTTGGAAGCTATAGATAAGGGAGCGCGAATCTTGATAGACCGAAGTATGATTGAAGAAGTAGAATTTGGAGGAGACAAACATTATTTAATATTAGACAATTATGTCATCGCAAAAATTAAGGAGAATGCAAAATAATGGCACATCACTATAATGAATACAGAACACAATACCCACAATCAAAGAAACGTATTATGGTTAGCGGAGGATTTGATCCGATTCACAAAGGACACATCCGAATGATTCGAGAAGCGGCAAAAAAAGGTGAAGTAATCGTTGTTGTCAATTCTGATGAATGGTTAATGCGGAAGAAAGGGTTTGTTTTTATGCCATTTGAAGAGCGGGTGGAAATCATACAATCTATTAAAGGTGTGCACGATACATCGGTCATTGGCACAGACGATAGCGACAATACGGTTTGCGAAGCCTTGAGGCGATTCAAGCCTGACTTTTTTGCCAATGGGGGCGATAGAACAAACACCAACACTCCAGAAATGGCAGTTTGCGACGAGCTTGGAATTGAAATGTTATGGGAGGTTGGCGGCGAAAAGGTACAGAGCAGCAGCGCCCTGGCTAAACAGCGCTTTAGAAAGGCAAGCAAGCCTGTATGTTGAAATACGAAAATATAGCAATTGGAGCAACTCTAAGTTCGGTACTATATTCCTTTTACACACAAACACCGCTTATTTTTGTAGAAGGTGCAACGATACATCCATTTGATTTTTGTGATTCCGATATCGATCTGAGTTTATTTAGAATTGATCCTAAAAGCTATTGTCTTAAACAATCAGATAATGAACAATTTGTTTTTGGTCCACCGAAGCAGCAAATATATGAAAAACTATTAGCACTATTATCACTATCGGGGCTTGTGCCTTTTTCACATTTGGCGAAATCGATTAATATCGAAGATGATCATTTAAAGGTTATAACCGAGGGTAACAAGGTTATAAACGTTGAATACGAAAAGCTAATCGTGTTTGATGATAATAAAATTAATGGACTTCCTCACATCATCGAGAATGAACAAAACAAACCAACACAAGTTTTAGATTGGTTTGAAGTGAACCTTGGAGGTACTCATGATATTGACTATATTGAAACAGACAGTGATTTCGTAAAGAAAATTTTCTTTTATTCTTCGCAAAGAGATTGTACTCAAGCTGATAAAAAAGATTTACTAGCAATCTCACACCTAACAGCAGAAGAAGCAGCCCACAACTATCAATATTCAGATACATATGCAAAATTTAAGATTCTTCAATGTATGAAAGACGCAGGAATTCGCGGTCCCAAAAATGGCAAAAATCCCAATTATCCAGATCGCTCCTCTGAACCATTTAAGTGGCTGTCTCCAAAGATCTCTTTGATGTATAGACAGATAATACCACTCCCCATGGGCAAATATAAAGATAGTGAAAGAATTAAATTTTCATACAAAACACCGCAAGAGATTATATCTAAAAGTCAAATTAAAATGGACACCTATACTACAAAATTACTTAACATGCTATGATCGAAGAAAAACCCACAAACAAAGCCGCCTTTCATTTAGCTGGAATAATTCCAGTTGCAGGACGTGAACAAAGTTTTGGATTTGAATGGGATGACTCTTTAATGCCAATCGCAGAAAACTATACTGCTCTTGAACGCTCAATCATGGAGTGTGCCTACGCGGGATGTGAGACAATTTGGATAGTGTGTAACAACGATATTCAGCCTCTCATACGCCATAGAATTGGTGAAGTGGTCCAAGACCCCATCTGGTATGGACGAATATTGGCAGCACACCCAGATGATTATAGACGCCCAATCCCAATCTATTATGTGCCAATTCACCCGAAAGACAGAGACAGGGTTGACTGTTATGCGTGGAGTGTTTTATTCGGAGCACTGACTGCATACTGGATAAGTAAGCAAATGAGCAAATGGGTAACACCAGATAAATATTATGTATCTTTCCCATTTGGGATTTATCCCGAAGACACTCCGCGAGAACATAGAAGCGTGATTTCTAGTGAAAATAACTTTTTTCTATGCTATAATGGCAAGACAGCGAAAGACGGGGAGTACCTGGGATTTTCGTTCGGTCCAGAAGATTTTATTAAATGCAGGCAGGTCATAAGAAAAGAAGGAACAAAAACTTGGAAAAATTCTGGAAATGAAATACCAACAGAAAAGCTGCCTCTTGAAGAAAGATGGTCAGCGAGATACTTTTCCCTTGACAAAGTTCTAAAACCTGTTATAATAGAAGAGAGTAACAAGAAGGAAGTTGACTGGTTTTATAGCATAGCTAGTTGGGACAATTATATTAACTTTTTTGCTTCTGAAGAGGCAAAAACAATCAAACGTCCGTATGAGGGACTAATTAAATACCATGAATGGAATGGAATAGGAGTAGACAATGACAACGAAAAATGATCTAGAAGCGCAAGTTGAGGAGCTAACTCAGCAACTCGCGGAAGAACGTGCAAAAACGCGCAACTTTGCTCAAATACTGGGGCAAATGCGATATCGTGTTTTTGAAGTGCTTGAGCTTGAAGCAGATGTTCGTACTCAAATTGTTGGTGAGATCGATACTGTATTTAGCCGCGCACTATAAACATATTAAGAGGAGGGTAAGATGAGTGACAGAGTAAAATCTAAAATCCCATTTGTGGGGTTGCATGCACACAGCGTTGCAGGTTCGCTATTCGATGCTTTAGGGTATCCAAGCGAGCATATGGACTTTGCTTATGAAAACGGTTGCAGCGCTTTAGCGTTAACCGATCATGGCAACGCCAATGGGCTTTCTCATCAAGTGCTGCACGCCAAAAAGATGAGAGAAGAGGGTAGAAATTTTAAACCTATCTTCGGTACGGAAGCATATTTTCTTCCATCACTTGTCGAATGGCGTCAAGAATATGAGCAAGCACTTGAGGATAAAAAACGCGCACGAACTCTCGGTAGCGAGTTGAGTGCTGCGACAGTAGAAGATGAGTCTTCTAGCAAGAAAGTCCAAGATATGTTGCGCCGTCGTCGCCATCTTATCCTCCTCGCCCAAAATCAAAAAGGGCTGCAAAATATTTTCAAGCTAATATCAGAAAGTTATAAAAGTGAGAACTTTTATCGCTACCCTCGTATGGATTATGATATGCTTGCCAAGTATAGCGAAGGAGTGATTGCTGCCTCTGCTTGTCTCGGCGGTGTATATTCTGGTAATTACTGGGAGAACCGAGACGATGGCGAGGAAGCTATTCGTGAAGCAATGCGTGATACAACGCGCCGGATGATGGATATTTTTGGAGATCGGTGGTATGGTGAGCTTCAATGGAACAACGTTCCAGAGCAGCATATTATCAATAAATATATTATTGAGATGCACGAGGAATTCGGAATTGGCTTGATCTCTACGGCTGACAGTCACTACCCAAGTCGTGATGCATGGAAAGACCGCGAGCTTTATAAGCGCCTAGGCTGGCTTGGAAAGTCAACTTTTCAGCCTGACTATATGACCAACGAACTTCCTATTTCTGTTGACGAGATTGGATATGAGCTTTACCCCAAGAATGGTGATCAAATGTGGGAAAGCTATAAGAAGTATTCAAAGGAATGTGGGGTTGAGTATGACGATGAGCTTGTACTAAAATCTATTGTTCACACATCTGAAATTGCACATCAGAGAATAGAGGATTTTCTTCCTGATAACACCGTGCGTTTGCCTGATTTTGTTGTTCCTGCGGGACACACAGCAACACAGGCATTGGTTAATATGTCACTAGAAGGTCTTCGTAATGCGGGATTTCATAAGAATAAAGAATACGTAGATAGGTTGCGTCACGAGCTTGATGTCATCGATGATCGTGGCTTCTCCAAGTACTTTTTGACTATGAAAGCAATTGCTGACAGAGCAAACCGCTGTATGCTTACCGGTCCAGGACGCGGATCCGCTGCTGGCTCCCTGGTAGCATATGTTCTGAACATTACTCAAATCGATCCGATCAAACACGGACTATTGTTTTCGCGGTTCTTGCGTTCGGACGCAACCGATTATCCTGATATTGATTATGATGTTGCAGCACCAATGGAACTAAAAGAACAGCTTATTAAAGAATGGGGCGATACAACTGTTGTACCCATTTCAAATTGGAACACCCTCCAACTTCGTTCATTGATTAAAGATATTTCGAAATTTTATGGCATTCCATTTAAAGATGTTAATGAGGTTACGGGCAAGATGCTCTTAGAGGCAACGCCAGCAGCAAAGAAAGCACACGGTATTAAAGCTGGTGTTTATACCCCAACCTTTGAAGAGGTAAAAGAATACTCTCCAACACTCCAAGCATTTTTGAGAACGCATCCACATATTGCCAGTCATATTGATATGCTATATGGTCAGGTTCGCTCCTGCTCACGACATGCTGGCGGTGTGGTCGTGGGTGAAAACCTCGACCAGTGGATGCCGCTTATCAACAGCAAGGGTGTGCGTCAAACACCATGGGCTGAAGGGCAACACGTTCGGCATCTTGAACCAATGGGGTTTATCAAGTTTGATATTCTTGGTCTTTCCACGTTGGCAATGATTGACGGCGCGATTCGACACATCTTGAAGCGTCATCACGGCATTAAAGAGCCAACCTTTGACGACGTAAAGGGATATTATGATACACATCTAGATCCCGATACTATTGACTTGACTAATCAAAATGTATATGAAAATATATTTCACAATGGTAAATGGGCAGGAATATTTCAGTTTACTGAAAAGGGTGCCCAGGCATTTTGTAAACGAGCAAAGCCCACCAGCATTATTGATATCTCCGCTATTACTTCTATTTTTCGTCCCGGTCCTTTGTCAGCAAAGGTAGATGACGAATATGTTGAAGCAAAGGAGAATCCTCAATATATTAAATATATTCATCCCTTAATTGAGGAGATTACGCAAGAAACTTATGGTTTCTTAATCTTCCAGGAGCAGATTGCAATCTTGGCTCACAAGCTTGGAAAAAACCTCTCTCTTGATGAGGGCAACAAGCTTCGCAAATTGCTGACCAAAAAAGGAACTGGCAAGGGTCACGAAGATAAAATGAAGATCCACACAAAGTTTATTGAGGGCTGTGTAGAAAAGGGAATTCGTCATGATGTAGCTCAAAGCATATGGGATAAGTTTGAATACTTTTCCGGCTATGGGTTTAACAAATCACATGCTGTTTCGTATTCTATGCTATCATATCAATGTGCGTGGCTAGCCCATCATTATCCCGCAGAGTGGATGGCAGCATTTCTAGACAAAGAACCAGAAAGCAGAAAAGAGAAGGCAATTAATATTGCCAAAGGATTTGGCTTTAACATTAAAAAGCTGGACATAAACACGTCTGGTCGTGTCTGGGAGATTAGCGAAGACGGACACACTCTGATTCAGCCGTTAACTTCTATTAAGGGGCTCGGTGATGCCGCAATTGACCAGATTTTAAATAATCGCCCCTTTAACACAGTGGAGAATTTTTTATTCAATGAGAATATTACCTATTCTAAGCTTAACAAGAAAGCAGTTGATGTGTTGGTGCGCTCGGGTGCCATGAACACCATGGTAGATTCAAGGTTCAGTGGATTAAAACATTTCTGGTCTGCCGTCGCGGTTGATAGACCAAGGAAGCTCAAGCAACTTGAAGACAATATTGAACTTTATCGACCAGAAGGAGACTTTGAGGAAGAAGAGTTAATTCAATATACGGTTGAGCTAACTGGCGTTTTTCCTATGGGCGAGGTAATGAATCAGGAGATCAGACAGAAACTGGAAGATAAATATATTCCGCCAATTGGAGAGTTTGATCCCGAACTGCAACTAACTTGGTTTATTCCTCGCAAGATTCTTCCGAGAAAAACAAAGCACAATAAAGAATATTGGGTAGTTGAAGTAATCGATGATACGGGACACACCACCAGTATTAAATGTTGGGGCGTAAATTCAAATCGTGATATCTTGTTTCTTAACCGTCCCTATATGGCTAGATTGGACTATCATCCAACGTGGGGATACTCAACAAGATCAATTCGTCATAATTTTAGATTATTAAGTTGACAGCAAACAATAACTAAGTTATAATATAAACATTAAGGAGCAATAATGATAATTGAATATCATAGAGTGCATCTGAATGCACACCCGCCAAGTCGCAGCAACCCAAGCGATGCAGGATTAGATGTTTACTTCTCTCCCAAGGAAAGGAAATCTACCACTATTCAACCGGGCGAAAGCGCAATACTATCAACCGGACTAAAGTTTGGTGTCCCTCACGGATACATGCTTGAGGTTAAGAACCGATCAAGCGTAGCAGCCAAGCGTTCTCTCGTTGTGGGTGCGTGCGTGGTGGACAGCGGATACGATGGAGAGTTGTTTGTCAACCTTCACAATATCGGTACAGAGGAACAGGTAATCGAACCCCACGCCAAGATCGCACAGGTTGTGATGGTGCCCGTTGTATCATTTAGGGCAATGGAAACATCAAACCCCGATCTTTATGGGTGGTATCCAATTACAATCAGTGAAAGAGGCGATGGAGCCCTGGGTAGTACTGATTCATAAATAAATGTAAAAGGAGAGAAGTTAATGGCTGTTCAAAATCAAGACGATGTGTTGTCACAAATTAGTCACCATCTAACACAAGCTGCTATGTTGGCTTACGAGCATGGGATCGGAGATCTTCTATCCTACGCCCGCGCCAAAGAATTCCTAGCTGCACAATTGCTGGGACATCGTATAGCGGATACTTATGCAGGTGCAGACGCCTTTAATCAGCAAGGTGATCCCGTCGAGTATAAATCAACTACTGCCAAACACTGTCAGGGTTCATATACCGGCATTTCAGTTTTTGATACGTGGGAAGAGCAAAAGCGGTATTTGTTGGAAGAAAAGATTGCGAAATATCCTGAACACTATTATAATAGATTTGAGAACGGCATCTTGGTTGAGAGTTGGAAAATGAAGGGGGATGATGTTTACAATATCCTCGTGAAAAAGCTTGAAAAATCGTATCCAACGGTGCTAAGTAAGAAAGATCCAAGGCTAAGTGTGACAATTACTTGGGCAGAAATTAAACAATATGGAAGGAAGGTAATTTAAAATGAAGGAAGCAAATTATAAACAACTAAAGTCAACGGTGACAAATTTCGACCGCAAATATACAAAAGTGGTGCCGTTGTCAAAGATTAAGTACGACAAGAAGAATTCGCAGGTTCGCTCAAGTGGGCATGTGATCAGTAAAGTGCCGTCTTATGCAGAAACAATGCGCCAGCATGGACCAAAGGCTTTTCCTCCGACATCAGTTAAGCAACTTCCGAATGGAGACTATAAGCTCATTGATGGAAATACTCGCGCTTTAGCGGCAGATGAAGCCAAGAAAGACTTATTTATTAGCTGGTATCACGATGCTGTGCTAAATCCCACCCCTAGTGAATGGGATGATTTACAGCTTGATTTCAATGACCATCCTAAAAGTTCTCCTAATAGTTCTCAAGATATTAAGGATTATCTTTGTCGCCAGCAGGCATCTGGTGCAATGACTTTAAAGGTGGGCTACCTCTATGAGAATAATGAAGAAAATTATATTAAAGCGGCCGTTGATGTTTATCGCAAAAAACTACCCAATACTGGCAAGTCCAAGGATTGGTGGAGGCGTGCCATTGAGAACTCTCTTAAGGGGAATATTGGGATTCGCTATGAGATTTATACAAAGTCCGACCTTTTTGAAATGTATCGCACGTTGCACGGTTTTGCAGGCGGAAAGGTGGGAGAAATATCAGGCGGCGAGGCGGTTTTCCCTTTTGTCGATTTGAGTCATCTGAATCCCAATGTTATGGGATTTATAGCTACAAAGGAAATGGATAACCCGAACACAAATTATACTTTGATATATAGTGCGGGCTCTATGGCGGGCAAAGACGATAAGAAATTGAAAAAAGAAAGACAAAAAGTACTTGATTGGGTTACAAAGGTTCAAAAACACTATAGTTGGTCCATTTCTGTCTATTTTGCTCCGCAAATTAAGTGCGGACCCAACCAGGAAAACATGTATCAACTTAGAACAACGGTGTGAGTTTGATTATTTTAAAACACCAAGAGGGTTTACAGTTTCTATCAGACATACCTGATGATTCTGTAGATCTTATCTTGACTGATCCCCCTTACATCACCTCGCGTGATTCTGGGATGGACAAGTGGGTTAATCACGTTGCAAAACAAGACACATCTGGCTCTGTCAACGTGATGACTGAAGAAGATTGGAATAGTTACAAAACTGAAGAGCAGTGGAACGAGTGGTTTGAAAAATCTCAAGTAAAGTCTGAGAATAGAGACAAGGCGCTTTTGAAAATGAAAGCCGACTTCCTGAAGTACGGCAGCATTTATGGTAAAAAGTATGCAGTGAAAACTAATTATGGCGGCTGGGACTCTGAATTCACAATAGAGCAGCTTGAAATGTTCATCAAGCACTTCTATCGTGTATTGAAACCCAGTGGCACCTGTATTGTGTTTTTTGATTTGTGGAAGCTAACAAATCTTAAAAGCATGCTTGAGGTTGAAAAATTTAAACAGATTCGTTTTATCGAATGGCTTAAAACAAACCCGCAACCAATTAACAGCAGCGTCAATTATTTAACAAATTGCAGAGAGATCGCACTACTCGGAATTAAGAAATCAAAACCTACATTTAATAGCAAGTATGACAAAGGCGTATACGAGTTTCCATTACAGGGTGGCAAATCTAGATTCCACCCCACACAGAAAAGCCTTCCTCTTTTTGAGACATTAATTAAGAAACACTCTAATGAAGGCGACTTAGTTTTGGATTGTTTCGCAGGTTCTGCCACAACAGCGGTGGCTGCACAGAACACTAATCGTAGTTTTGTGGGTTGTGAGCTAGATGAAGAATATTATAATAAAGCAACCCAAAGGATTAATAATGAATAAAGCAACCCAAGAAGTGATGTTCTCTAGTAAAACCGGAGAATGGGCGACCCCTAAAGATTTTTTCAAAAAGTTAAATATAAGATTCGGACCTTTTGATTTGGATCCCTGTGCGAGTCCCTACAATGCCAAGTGTGAAAACTTTTATACGAAGCCCGAAGATGGGCTATCAAAAAGCTGGCAAGGTCATACAGTATTTGTCAATCCTCCATATGGTAGAGGAATCGATACCTGGATCAAAAAGGGGTATGAAGAAGCACAAGACCCGGATACAAAAGTGGTAATGTTGATTCCGGCACGTACAGATACAAGATATTGGCACGACTATGTTATGAAAGCAGAAATGGTATATTTTGTTAAAGGTCGTCTGAAGTTTGGAGGGCATGACAATAGTGCCCCCTTCCCATCAGCAATCGTGATATTTGATAACGTACCTGAAGGGTGGGGTGGAAACTATCCTCGCATGGGAGCGTTTCATCGATGAACAGAAAACAAAGACGAGCACACGAAGCACAAATGCGAAAAGACGGCAATGAAGAACTGGCAACCAAAGTTGCGTTATTTGGTGAGTTGCCTGAAGAATGTACCGCTTGTGAAACCGCATACGATAAGACCAATAAAGAAATGGCTATGACGTGGCATGTTGTGGTGAGAGAACAAGAAACGGATAACCCGGTTCGGCTTTATTGTCCAACCTGTTGGGATACCGCACAAGAGGTTATAACTAATTTTCTAAAAACAATGGAGGAAGAAGATGGATCTTGAAACGCTTTTAACTTTTGATGATATTTTATTGTTGCCGCAATATAGTGATATCAAGTCACGAAGCGAGGTTACACTATCTTCGAAAATATCAGAGGGAATTGAACTTAGAGTTCCTATTATCGCCAGCCCCATGGATACTGTATGTGGCACCACAATGAGTAAAAAAATGGCAGAGTTCGGAGGGCTAGGCATTATCCATAGATATAATTCTATTGACAAGCAGGTAGCTATGGTATCAGAAGCATCAGACGACGGTAATAAAACAGTCGGTGCTGCTATCGGAATTACTGGAGATTATTTACATAGAGCAAGAGAACTTATATCTGCTGGCGCTAGTGTGCTGTGTCTTGATGTAGCCCACGGCGATCATCTGTTGATGCATGTAGCGTTGCATAATCTAAAAGATAAATATGGGCATCTTGTTCATTTGATGGC